GGGGAGAACCCCGACGACTACGTCGGCATCGAAATCAAGGTCTCCGAGACCAAATACAACGCCTGGCCCCCCGCAGTTCGACACCTGTTTGAGCCGGCACGCACGCTCAAAGTCGGCAAGCCCAGCTACAAGCTTGAACAGATTAAGGCGGGAACCATTGCGGACGCGGCCAACGACAACAGCTTCGGTGAGGTGGCGTAATGGCAATGTCCCTGAATCAACTCACCCGCGCCATTGCGCCCAAACCGCCGCGCATCCTGATCCATGGTGTTTCCGGTGTCGGCAAGACCACTTTCGCCGCCGAGGCCAACCAGCCGGTTTTCGTGCAGACAGAAGACGGCCTGGGAACACTCCCTTCTTCGCACTTTCCACTGGCGCGCACCTATGAGGACGTGATTGATGCACTGGCAGCGCTGTACACCGAGCCCCACGATTTCAAGACCGTGGTGATCGACAGCGTTGATTGGCTTGAGCCCCTGGTCTGGGGCAAGGCCTGCCGTGATAACGGTTGGGCATCAATCGAAGATGCCGGTTACGGAAAAGGCTACGTCGCCGCCCTGAATCTGTGGCGTCAGTACATCGACGGGCTGAACGCCTTGCGTGATGACCGCGGCATGACGGTGGTGCAGATCGCCCACACCGACATCAAGCGCTTTGACAGCCCGGAGCATGACCCCTACGACCGGTACGTGATCAAGCTGCACACGCGAGCGGCCGCGCTGCTGCAAGAGCACTCTGATGTCGTGCTGTTTGCCAACTACCGCATCAGCACCGTCAAGGCCGATGTCGGCTTCAACAAGAAGGTCAACCGCGCCATGGGCTCAGGCGAGCGCGTCATCCACACGGCAGAGCGCCCCGCCTTCCTTGCCAAGAACCGCTACGGCCTGCCGGAGACCCTGTCATTGGACTGGCCAACCTTCGCCCAAGCCATGCCGCCGGCGATCCAGTCCCTGCTCGCCGCCCCGCAATCCGTTACCGCCACCCCAACCCCAACCTGAAACTAAAAAAGGAGTAAATCACCATGGCTTCATTTGGACAGACCTTTGATGCATCCGCCGTCGAACCCAGCAATTACGACGTTCTGCCGCCGGGCAAGTACCTCGCACAAATCATCGCCAGCGAGATGCGTGCCACCAAGGATGGGAACGGCCAGTACCTGTACTTGGAACTCGACATTCTTGACAGCCAGCACGCCGGTCGCAAACTGTTTGACCGTCTGAACCTGGTCAACGCCAATCCGGATGCGGTCCAGATGGCTCAGCGCACCCTGTCTTCCATCTGCCGCGCCGTTGGCAAGTGGCAGGTCAGCAACTCCGAGCAGTTGCACTTGATCCCGCTGATAGCCGATGTGAGGGTGCGCCCACCCAAGGGCCAGTACGGCGAGAGCAATTCCGTTCGTTATCTCCCACGCACGCCGGCGGCCGCCAACGCAGCCTCATTTGCACCGACGCCGCCGACTGCACAGGCGCCAGCAGCACACCCGGGCGTTGTCGGGCAAGCCCAGACGCCCCCAGCCAACGGCCTGCCCTGGAAGCGCCAAGCCTGAAGGACAGCACATGCCCGAGCATTTCAATCTGCAGGAGGCGGTTTGTCTGCCGGACTCCGCGTATGGCTGTCGTGAACGCCTGGCAACGCTGCAAAGTGAGATCACGTCGATCCGCATCCAGATCGCCACCACCGACATCCGGCGTCAGACCGAGAAGAAGACGCTCGATGCCGCGTGGTTCCACCGTGCCAAGACCGCGCTGCGCCTGAAGCAGCAGGAATTGGCGCAGGTGACTGCGCGTCTGGCAGGACTTACCGACCGACCGCACGGCTCAAAGCGCGACGCATTCAAGGACGCTTTGATTGAAGTGGTGCGTGCGCAGTGCGACGACGAGCAGTGGGCGGGGCTGGTCACGCGCGCCCGCTCGCTGAGTGAAACACAGGCAAAGCAGCATGGCTGAACTGCCCACTATCTGCAGTCCGACCCGGGACGCCATCTTCGCGGCCTACGAGGCAGACACCCATGATGGCTTTCGCAGCCATCTTGGCGCATCCCTGATCGGCAAGGAGTGCGAACGCGCCCTTTGGTACGACTTTCGCTGGACCACGCGAAGCAAGCACCCGGGTCGTCTGCTGCGACTATTCGAGACCGGCCAGTTGGAAGAAGCACGCCTGGTGCGCAACCTACGCAGAACGGGGGCAACCGTGCTGGAGGTGGATCCCGAGACCGGGCGGCAAATCCGTGTGCAAGCGCATGGCGGCCACTTCGGTGGCTCGCTTGATGGTGCGGCTCTCAATTTAATCGAGGCGCCCAAGACCTGGCACGTGCTCGAGTTCAAGACGCACTCGAGCAAGAGCTTCACAGATCTGGTGGCAAAGAAGGTCCAGATCAGCAAACCGCAGCACTTTGCCCAGATGCAAATCTATATGCATTTGACCGGCATCACCCGCGCCATGTACCTGGCGGTGAACAAGGATACCGACGACCTGCATGTCGAGCGCGTTGAGCTCGACACCGCCTTCGCGCAAAAACTGCTCGACAAGGCTCAGCGCATCATCTTTGCCGCAGTTCCTTTGGCGCGCATCAGCGATGACCCGAGCTGGTACCAGTGCCGCCTGTGCGATCACGCAGCCCTGTGCCATGGAGGTGCCGACAGTGCGGTGGCGCCCGAGGTCAATTGCCGCACCTGTCTGCGCTCAACGCCGGTGGATGGTGGTTGGCACTGCGACTTGCATCAACGCTCCATCGATGAGAACGACCAGCGCACTGCCTGCAGTCACCACCTCTACCTGCCGCCGCTGGTGCCGGGCGCGCAGATCGATGCCGGGCCGGATTGGGTGGAGTACCAGTTCCCGGCAGGTCAGCTCTGGCGTGACACCGGATTTAACAAGTACGAGGGAGTGTTGGCATGAGTAAGCGACGAGACCTGAGTGATATGCGGACTGGTCGACTCACGGTTCTGCGCGACAGCGGCAATCGCACCAAAAAAGGGGAGATTGTCTGGTTATGCATGTGCGATTGCGGTGCCTTGCATCATGCGTCCACCGGCAACCTGGTCAACGGCAGCGTTCGGTCCTGTGGGTGCCTGGCTCGGGAGTTGGCGTCCATGCGTTGCCGTGCCGCCGCCCGCCCGCCAAAGGCCTGCAGGTATCCGGGTTGTGGTCAAAGTACCGAAAAAGGCGGCCATGGCTATTGCGGAATGCATGCCCAAAGGGTGCGTCGCTATGGTGATCCCGACTACGTGACATCGGCCGATGTATTGCGTGCCAACAACCGCGCAAGCCAGATCAAGCGCTTCCCAAGGGTCAAGCCGACCACTTACCGAAAGTTTTTTGGACGACACGAACATCGCGTCGTTGCAGAAACGTTGGTTGGCCGACCGCTAAGGCCCGATGAACATGTTCATCACAAAGACGAGAACAAGCACAACAACTCGCCGGAGAACCTGGTTGTGCTCCACCCAAGCGAACACGCTGCGCTGCACGCGCTGCAAAGGAAATTAGAAAAATGTTGACACTTCGCCCATATCAGAGCGCCGCCATTGCCGCCATCTATAACTATTACGAGCAGTATGCAGGTAATTGTTGCATCGTGATCCCTACCGCTGGCGGCAAGGCTTTGGTCATGTCCAGTTTTATCGAGGGCGTGCTCAAGACCTACCCGGATCAGCGCATTCTGATCATCACGCATGTGCGGGAGTTGATCGAGCAAAACCACGCCGAGCTCAAGAATCTCTGGCCACAAGCACCGGCAGGCATCTATTCGGCTGGTCTGAAGAAGCGCGAAATCCGCGCCCAGATCCTGTTCGCCGGCATCCAGTCCATCCACAAACGCGTCTACGACGTGCAGCAATGCGACCTGGTACTGATCGATGAGGCGCATCTGATTCCGCGCTCTTCCAACACCATGTACCGGAAGTTTCTCGACGGTTTGAAGCGACTCAATCCGATGCTCAAGGTGATTGGCCTCACAGCCACACCCTACCGCCTGGATTCAGGGATGCTGCATCAGGGCGAGGATTCGATCTTCACCGACATTGCCTATGAAATCTCAGTGCGTGAGTTGATCGACCAGGGCTATCTGTCCCGGGTCATCTCCAAGCGCATGGCGACCGAACTGGATGTCTCCGGTGTCGGCACACGTGCCGGCGAGTTCATCGCCAGGGATCTGGAAGCCGCAATCGACAAGGACGCCATCACCCAGAGCGCGGTCAATGAAATCTTCGCTTATGGCCATGATCGTAGAAGCTGGCTGATCTTTTGCGCCGGTGTCGATCATGCCTTTCATGTGCGCGATGCCGTGCGCGCCAGGGGGGTGAGTTGCGAGACGATTGTGGGCGACACGCCAAGTGCTGAGCGCGACACCATCATCAGCGACTTCAAACTGGGCCGCATCCAGTGCCTGACCAACGCCAATGTGCTGACCACCGGTTTCAATGCCCCGCAGGTGGACCTGATTGCCATGCTGCGCCCGACCAAGTCGGCAGGCTTGTACGTACAGATTGTGGGCCGTGGTTGTCGGCTGGCACCGGGCAAGACCGATTGCCTGGTGCTGGACTTTGCCGGAAACATCGCTCGCCACGGTCCGATCGATGCGGTCAAGCCCAAACGTCCCAAAGACGGTGGTG